TCTCCTATTATACCATCAAACTGACGATACCACTTCTTATCTAGTCCATAGATAGACTGCCATGTAGAGATAGTGACAGGTTTATCTGTGTCCAGAGAGTGGCCTTGATAAATTTTATGTACATTTCTATCAACATTCCAACCATAATCTTCAAAGTCTTTTGATAACTGTTCAACTAATGATGTTGTAGGTACAATAATTAATACTTTATTTGCTTTCTTTTCTTTTAATCTAAGTAAGTTAAACCTAGTAATAAGATAAGCAATGAGAGATTTTCCACTACCTGTGGGTGATAGTAATAAACAACGAGATTTTTTAATTGCATGAATAAATGCCTCTTTCTGATAATCTCTGGTTTCAAATGGTATCTTTAATGCACCTATAAAACCATCGACCGCCTGTTCATCTACAGTTACATCTTGTATCTTTGTGCCGTTAACAACTTGTACATCATTGTCTTTACACCACTTTAAAATATAAGGGTACAAACCTGCATAGATTTGGCCTGTTTGATATGAATATAATCTTATTTTACCGTCCCAAACTTTGTTACGATACTGAGGCATAAACTTAAAACCAGGTACCTCAAATGTAAAATATTCTGATAACTCTCTACGAATATCAGCATCTGCCTCTATCTTTAGATATACTTCGTCTTTCTTGTCTAAGATTAGGTATCTGGTTGTTGTCATTATTAAATTGCACCACTTGTAAACTTACGCCAATCAATTGCGTTTTTAATAGTAAATGTTCTATTTGATATTTGTTTGATTGTTCTATCTAAGTAATCAATAACTGCTTGTAGATATTGTACTTTCTGTTTTAACTTAATTAAGTCTTCATCTGAATCAATATACTTATCAATATCAGTTCTAAGAATTTTTAAGTCAAAGGGTTTTTCTGCATAGACCGAGGCATCTGCTTTACCAGTATAGTATTCCCATTTAAAACGCTTCATTTGTGCAAGTTCTGTTTCAGCTCTTGTCAACATAAGTTTAAACTTAGTATAGTGTTTCATATACTTGTTATGTATTTGTGGCGTTTTTAGGGATTCTAGGTCTAGTTCTGTTTCATTAATGGCCAAGTCTTTATCAGCCATTTCTTGTAGTTTTTCTAAATCCATAATTTACTCCATTTATCACATCATTATAACACAAAACCTTTTAAAAGTAAAGGTTTATGTGTTGGTTACTGTTGTAGAAGAAGCATTAACATTTGCAAAATCATATGCGCTGTAATTAAATGTTACAGTAGATGTTAGATATTGTACATCCTCTGCTTGTTGATTAAATTCTAATCCACTAATTGATATTGGATATAAACTCTTAAATCTTGCCTCTACAATAGGGTTATTTTTACTTGTTAATACTATCAATGTTGCGTCTGATAAAATTGCATTACCTCTTGTCGCACCATATTTGACTTTTCCTGGTTCTGTTGAATGTGAATTACTTGCACCTGGAAATCTGTCATTTACTGTATCCGCCAAATCTCTGAATTCTTTGTAATCATCTGGAAAGCCCATGCCTCTAATCCAACCATGTATTTCTTGGTAGTTCTCTAAGTTCTCATCTACTAAGAATGACATATTTAATTGACCATATTGTATCTTTGTACCTGGAATAGGTAAGTCAACAAAAGGTGTTGGTTGAGTGATAGAAGAAAGTTCTACACCTGGAAGATTGACATTTGTACAGAAAAACTCTACCTTTGGCAGTTTAGTTATTTGAAACTTAAACTGTGTAGGTGAAGCGTAATCTAAACTTGTCGGTTGTCTTGATAAACTATTAACATTTGTCATACTACTATTTATATGACCTAGGAGACCAAAAAAAAGGGCGACTTCGAAAAGCCGCCCTTAGTTAAGTATTTACTTAATTATAATTATTATTACATTAAGTTAGCAACTTGTACTCTTTGGTAGTATCTGTTGCTGTTAGCAGAACCAGCGCCGTTGATTACAGCTGCATCACCAGTACCAGCTTCAGCAAATGGGTTTGCTTGTAAGCCGTATCTAGTTTTGAAACCAATCTTCGGTTGGAATGTGTCCTGACCAACTGCTCTTACCATTTGTAGTGGTACATACGGGCAATAGAACATACCTGCATCATAAGGTGAAGTACCTTTGTAACCTACTACATAGTAGTGAGCTGCAGCTGAGTTTGCTGAGTATGGGTCAATGTACACTTTGTACTTACCGTTTAATACACCAGCAAATGTGTTGCCTGTGTCGTCAACTTGTAAGTTGTTGTTAAGAGCTGGAGCGTAATCTAATACACCTGCCATTTGAAGCGCTGAAGCAACATCTGAAGAAGTAATGATGATGTTACCTTTACCTCTTCTTGTTCTTTGTGCGATTCTGTTAGCATCTCTTTCAACTTGGAACATAAGACCTTTGAATCTCTCAACAGACCATCTGCCGTTTGAATCAGTGTCTAAGTCAAAGATACCCGCTGTAGTTACTGTACCAGTCGGAGCACCTTTTTCTGCGTTAATGTAAATAGTTCTAACAACTTCTCTGTTAATCTCAGACAGAATTTCAGCAGAAAGAATGTTTGCTAATTCTGTTTCTGCATCTAAACCATGGATTGCTTTAAGGTCTTGAGCAAGTTCCATTGTGTATTCTGCTTTAAGAGCTCTTGACTTAGCAGTCACAGTTGATTTCTCAATTGAGAATGCCATTTCAGCAAACTGATTACCACTTGCATCGCCAAGTGCTTCAGCAGCTGCTGTAGTCATACCAGTACCAGTTGTGTAAGTACCAGCAGGTGAATCGTTAAGAACTTCTGGATTTGTACCAGAGTGAGCTGTAGATGAGAAACCATCAACAGATGAACCAGCAGCGTTTCTGCCAGAGAAATCTGTATCAGCTTCGTCAAATAAAGCTTCTGTGCCTGATTGAGTAGAGTATCTGCTTCTCATTGCAAAGATAAGTCCAGTTGGACCAGTCATAGGTTGTACACCTGCGATATCGTATGCGATAAGATTTGGCATTGCTCTTCTTACTAGACTAATTAAGATTGGATCCCAATTAGAAATAGAAGCACCAGTTGAGTTTGTTGGAGCAGCTTCTGATAAGAAAGCAGCGTCCTCTTTCATTGCACGCTCTTGGTTTTCCAAGATTGTAGCAGTAACAGCTCGTCTATAAGAATCCTCGATTTTTGGTAAATCTGCGTGTTCTAAGACTGGCTGCCATTTTTTTTCGTGATTTTCAGATAAGTACATATCTTCTTCTCTCCTCTATTGTATTATTTCGACAACTTTATGTCTTTAGTCTTTTTAATAGCGGCGGTATAAGCAGCCATTGCTTCTGACAAATCTACATTTGTATCTTCGCCAACCGCTACATCATCAATGTCAGACGACACTTCTTTCTTCGCTGAGAAGTATGATTCTTTAATAGTATCTACTTTCGCTCTGAAATCTGTTTCGTTTGTATAATCAACTTCTTCTGCAAGTTTGTTGAATTTCTCCTTTGCAACATCTGACAAATCTTTACCAGCTTCTGCAATTACATCCGCTTTCTTTAATTCGCCATTCTGCTTCGTTAGTTCAACATTCTTATCAATTGATTCGTTAAGTTTAGTTTCTAACTCATCAATCTTAGAAGCTTGGTCTTCTAGTACATTATATTTTTCGTCTGGGACATCAATATAATGTTCTTCGAATAATGATTTTAAGCCAGAGATAAAGTCTTCAGCGATTTCGCCTTTAATACCTCTTTCTAAAGCAAGTTCGTTTTCTTTCATCCATTCTTCAACTACATAGTTCAAGTATGAATCAACTTTTTCAACTAAGTCTGCTTTAGTAGCTTCAATTTCTTCTTTCATTTTATTATCGTAAGACGCATACATTTTTTTCTTCGCTTCTTTAACTTTTGAGTTAACAGCAGCTTCGAAAATTGTTGCAGCTTTCGATTTGAATTCTTCCGATAGGTCTTCGTCTTTTACAAGAGCTTCAACATCAGCAGATACATCAATAGTATCTTCTTCAATTTCTTCTACTTTGTCTTCAACGATTTCCTCAGAACCTTCTTCACTATCAGTTTCCGCTTCCTCTTTCTTTAAATGAGATGCTTCAGGAGCAACTTCACTCTTTTGTTGAGGGTCACCAGAAACTTCTTTTACTTTTTTTGTAGCGTCAGGATTGCTGTCCGTAGGTTTTGTAACTGCTGGACCTAAATCCTCTGCCTCATTACCAAGGTGAGTAGGTTCAGCCGCAACAGCATTTTTCTTCGGAGCATCTGCTTGTGGATTAGCTTGCGCTTCTACCACAGCTTCTTGTTCCAACGCCTCAATCTGCTTTTCTGTTTCGGCCATTTGAGAAATCTCCTCTATGTTTTTTTAAATATATTTAAAAAATCTTTTTTCTTATTGATATTTATAAGATTAAAGATTTTTAAGAAACTCACCAAAGACTTTTAGTTTAACTTCATCTAATTTTCTTTGTTTTGCTTCTTGAATTTCTCGTTTCCAAGCATCTATATTCTTTTCTACGAGAACACCATTGTCCCATACCCATTCTTTGTTTTCCATAATACCTTCAACGAAAGCATCTGGAGCACTTGGGTCTGCAACAATATCAGCGGCGGTGGCTAAGTAAAAGTCGTCCTTAACATAGTTTGCACCGTTACGCTGAATCATGGAACC